CCAAACATAACCATAATAGCAAAGGAAATAAATCCAATGATTGCTTTTTCGTTGTATTCGTTTTCGTCTTTAAATATTTTCCACATAATTTTTTCCTTTTGGATTTCGGGGTTACACCTTTATACGAATAACCCCACAGTTCCAAAACTGTTAATCCTCACGGATTAGTTTATGATATAGTCATATGGTCTGCATCGTGTTGTTGTCCACTTACATAGAAGTTAGAACCATCACACACTAGCTCAGCCCAATCACCAACTGCTGCTCCAGAAGCCCAAACTAATTGGTCAACTCCTGATTCTGCAGATTCTGAGTTTGCACCATCTGCTGAGCCAATCATACCAATTAAGGTATCTTCAGCTGAATTAGGAATTACTTCTACAGCATTTGATGCTGCTTCTGTAAGAATGAATTTTGCATTCCAACCTGGACCTGCAACTGCTGCTAAAGGTAAAGTAATGCTATAAGCAGAATCCTGCTGTATGCAAAATACTGTACCTGAGTCAGCTGCTGTTAAGGTTAAAGCTGCGTTAACAACTTTTACTTTCTTTCTTACGTCCGATACGCCACTATTGACTTCTAAATATGAACTTCTCATTTTAGATTCCCTCCACGTTATATAGAGCGTGAGATTCTGGTAATGTGATTTCAAGACCTGCTTCTGTAAGAATCATATCTTTTCTCAAATCTTCGTCTGACGCTTGCACGTTAGTCATAATTTGAGTATCACGATTTAAACCATTACCTACTAACGGTCTGTATGCTAATTTGCTCATATCAGCCATTAACATAAATCCGCTCGCAATACCTCTAAATAGAGGTTCTTTAACTAGGTATAGTGACCCGTGAACAGTGTTAATTTCCATTAGTCTATGACCAAAAGAACCAGCTACGTCATCATTTAATCTAAATGGAGAATACTGATATCCCATTGAATTATCAAGGAAATTAGAGTTACCCATTTTGTTAAAGTATGAAATAACAGGTAAAGAAGCAAGACATAGTCTTTCACTTGAACCGCCTCTGGCAGGGTCAAATATTACTTCCATATCTGATAATAGTCTGTCATATGTTAACTCTGATGTAGCTAATGTTCTGTTATAAGCTTTTCCAGAAGAATAGCTTAAAGCTGCATCTGCATCACTAGGGTCAACGTTTTTAACAATGTTACCAACAAGACCTTCAGTGTACTGAATGCCATCGTTGCTTCGTGCTTTTTGACCAAAGAGCATAGCTCTTTCAATGTCAACTTTATGTTCACGTAGTTTTTGAGCCCAAATTCTATCGAACTCGTTTGAATAGCCACGATGTCTTGTAGCTATTGCTGTGTTTGTCATCTCGCAAGCTGTTTTAAAGATTTGAGTGTACCCAAAATTATCATCTAGTGTATCTGAGAAAGTGTCAGGTGAACCTGTTCCTTCTGCATATGATGTACCAACTATTTGACATTTTGAATTGATAGGTATTGTTGCATACCCGTCTACACCTGTACTTGATAGGTCAATGATTTTACCTGTAAATGAGGTAGTTGCACTTCCTACTACTGGTGCTGACTCAACTCTAACCAATACTTGTGAATAACCGTCGTCATCTGCGTCATTAGTTCTGACTGCAAATACCATTCCTTTTACAAGGAATCCAACTGCTGAACTGCTATCAACATCGACTGTGAAGTCGTGTAATCCATTAGCAGCAACAGCACTACCACCGTTTACGGCTGCAGCTGTATCGAAAGTTCTTGAAGTCCAATTAGTAACAGTTCTGTTTTCTAAAAAACGGAAAATGTTATCATCTGTTGGTACTTTAGCAACTTTAGATAAGTAGACGAAAAAAGGTGATTCCTCTGGCATAAGTTCTGCGACTCTATCAGAGAAATCATACAGCTTTCTTTGGTCTGGAGCTGTTCCGTAACCTGCGCTAGTTGAAGCTGCGGTTATGTC